TGAAAGGACGTTATCAGGCTATGCCTCTACTTTTGGATTTCCCGCCGATTCTCACGGCGACGTCATTAAACGAGGCGCTTTTGTAGATTGTATAAAGAAAATTCAGTCAGAAGGAATACCTTTGTTGGATTCTCACAAACAAGATAGTGAGCATGTATTAGGGACTGTAATAAGTGCTTATGAAGATGAGCATGGTCTATTTATAAAAGCAAGATTAGCTGACACACCAAGAGTTGAAGAAATTAGACAGAAGCTAAAACAAGGTCATATTAATAAAATGAGCATTGGGTTTTTTATAGAAGCTCAGTCATTTACGGAGCAAGATGGCAAAGAGTACCGAGTAATCGAGAAAGCTGACCTTATAGAGGTTTCTGTTGTACCAATCCCTGCCAATAGTAGAGCAGAGATTCTAGCAGTCAAAGAACAAAAAATAGACAGTAGCGAAGAGTGCGCATGCACTGATTGCGGCTGTGAAAAAAATCAAGAGAACGGAGTTAGAGCTAACGAAGCTACAGAGAACGCGGTCTCTTTAGAAACCCCAAATATTGTATCTGAAAAGGAATTACAGAATTTGGAAAGACTATCTGAATTATTAGGATTGTCTATAAATAACACAAGGAGAAAATACAATGGATAGTAAAGAACTTTTTACTAAAGCTGACGAGGCTTTAAAGAAAGGCCAAGAAATCCTTGCTGAAGCTAAAGAAGGCGCTCTTACAGAAGAGAAAGCCGCTGAAGTTAAATCTCTTTTCGAAGAAGCTGAGACCCATCGTTTAGAAGCTGAGAAGCTAAATGAAAAATCTAAACTAAGTGAAGAAGCAGAATTATTAGAAAAGAATTTAGAAACAGCAGTTAACCGCGTTCCTGTAGCATCAGAACAAAATGAGGAAAAAAACATGGAAAAAGAATTATTCGTTAAAGCTCATGCCAAATACTTACGTTATGGTAAATCTGAGTTAAATGTTGAAGAAAGAAAAGCTTTAGCATCAAATAGTGATCCAGATGGCGGTATATTCGTACACGGAGAACTACAAAACAGACTGATCGAGATCTTAGATGATGTATTACAACTAAGAGCACTTGCAACAGTTGTACCTGTAAATAAAGGTTCAATACCTTTCCCAACATTTGAATTTACTGGAACAGTATCTAATGTTGCTGAAGGTGCTACATTATCAGAGCTATCAATTTCTGATGCTTTCGGTAAGCAAACATTTACACCACACAAAAAAGCTATCTTATTTAAGATTCCTGAAGAATTATTAGAGGACAGCGATTTTGACATTGAAGGTCACTTACTAGATCACTTTGCAACACGTTTTGCTGAAGAACTAGAAGATGATATTATCAACGGTACAGGTGTTAACGAAGCTTTAGGTCTGTTAAACGCAAACCTAACAGCTAATGATTTAACATCATCTGCTACAGATATTAACACTCTTTCTGTATTAGAAGCTCCAACTAAGCTAAAGTTACAGTACAGAAGAAATGCTTCTTATATCATGAGCAGAGATCAAGTTGAAGAGTTAAATAAACTTCTTGACGGCGATAGCAAGCCTATCTTCAGAACTTCATTAATGGCTGGTCAACCTTTAGTACTAAATGGTTATAACCTTATTGAAGTTGAAAGAATGACAGCACCTGCAGCTGATGGGGATTGTTCATTTATCTTCGGTGATATGAAGTATTACTGGATTGCTGAAAGAAAAGGTGTATCAGTTAAGCGCTTAGACGAAAGATATGCTGACGAAGGAAAAGTTGGTTTCATCATGAGTATGAGAGTTGACGGAGCTCCTACTGTACAAGAAGCTTTCGTACGTTACAACAGAAACTAATACACTTAATATAACAAGGAGAAAATATTATGGCTAAGAGAGATCTTGCTGCCCTTTTAGGGGACAACGGAGATGGTTTAGCAATCGGACTAGAAGCTAAAGCATATGCAGCTACCACAGCAGGTACTGCAGTAGACATGGCTGCATCAGCTACATTACCTGGATCGGAAGGTCTAGTTTGTGTTATTAACGCTGGTGTATGTACTGATGGTAAATACGTTGTAACACTAACAGAATCAGATGATAACAGTACATTCACTGCTGTTGCTTCTACTGACATTAGTGTTGATACAACAGCTACTATTAATGCTGCTGCTGACCAAACTGTTCAGTTAATTGGTTATATCGGTGATAAAAGATACGTAAAACCAGTCATCACTGAGTCAAGTGCTGGTACAACAGGAGTTATCTTATCAGCTACTATGGTAAGAGGCTTCCCAAGACATCTAGGTAAAAACTTGATGGCTTAATTTAAGCAAACCGACGAGGGGCGGTATATCCCCTCATCTTTTTATTATCCTTAAGGCGCATAAGTATTTGTGCTTCTCAACGACAATAAAACAGGAGATTAAATATGGCAGCTAGTACAGATCTAGTTACAGCGGCAGAAGTCAAAACATATCTAGGACTTACAGGCTCGACTCATGATACATTGATAGATGAGTTAATAGATATTACTTCTGAATTTATAGAAAATTACTGTAATACAACCTTTAGTTCTACATCTACGACCGACAAGATAGACGGCAGTCACGATTTATTAATAACCACTAGAGCACCTATTATAAGTATAACAAGTATTACAGATAATGACACGAGCGAAACAGTTACTTCTACAGATTATGATTTTTATGCTAAAAGTGGGAGAATATATATTGTTAATGATAGCCTTACTTTCCCAGCCCCTGGACGTAAGTGGTCTCAGGGAAGACAGCGATATACTGTCATTTATTCTGCTGGATACACTACTGTTCCTAAAGCTGTTAAGTGGGTTTGTTATGAGCTAATAGCTAGAAATTTAAAGGTTCTTCCTACTTCAAATAGTAAGGGAAGATGGACACAGCCAGAGCACACTAATGCAGATGCAAAAATGGCAGGGTTACACATGGCACTGACTCCACAGGAAATGACACTACTGGCCCCGTATAGAAACAGAGAAGTGTAATGGGTAGGTATAAAGTTAAATGGTACGGCGATAAAGTTCATAAATCCTTTAATAAAAAGATCAAAAGTAATATGCAACAGGTTGCTATTTATATGGAATCTGTGGTCAAGAGATCTATTAGTTTAGGAAATAGGACAGGACTTACTCCATCTAAACCTGGAGAACCGCCAAGAGTTCGTACAGGTACACTAAGATCAAGTATTGGGCACGAGATATACGTAGGAAATAATTCAATTTCAGCAGGAATTGGAGTAAGGAGAGGCCCAGCCACTGTCTATGCGGATAACCTGGAATTTAAAGGACTTAAAGATGGGACGACTAGACCATTCTTGGCCCCTGCACTTAAGAAACACAGATTCACAATTATTAAAATGTTAGGTAAATAATGGATGTATTAAGACAAGGTATATATGACGTTCTAGCTGGGGACAGTACGATAACTAATAACATCGCTACCTACCGAAGTGATTACGCTATTGTAGACGGCTATGAACTTCCGTCAGATATGGAGAGCCCTGCTATTTTATATGAGGTAATATCTGACACAAATGCAGACACTAAGACTGGAAGTATCAGGGTTATAGTTGTTGATTTTACAGTTTACACTGGCACATCCACTGACCCAGTTACTATAGCAGAAAGAATAAGAGCTTTATTTCACAGACAATCCATCACTGTCAGTGGATGGACTAATATAATTACAAATGTGTTTGGCCCAACACAAGGCATCATAAATGAAAATGTCAAAACGGCCAATCTATCGATAGAATTCACTTTAGCATAAGGAGGATATTATGGCAACAGGTGAAAATGGTGATGATGTAATCATCTATGTTGGTGCAAACGCAATCGCAAGCCAACGAAACGTAACACTAAATTCCGAAATGTCGGTTATTGAGACATCTGCAAAAGGCGATGCTGAAGCAACTTTCATTGCAGGAAGAACAACACATTCAGTAGATCTTGATGGTCTGTATGTCAATGGAGACAGCGCATGGGACGATCTATCAGCAGCTATGGAGGGGCAAACGTCTATCACTCTTATGAGATATAGAAACGACTCTTTTGTTGCTTCCGCTACTGCATATGTAACATCATTAAGTAGATCGCACCCTGATATGGATGTAGCAACTGTCAGTGCCTCATTCCAAATTTCAGGTACCTGGTCGTCAGGACTTTAATAGCTAAAATAGGAGGCGGAAACTATGGCTAATAAGTACAGAGGCGAGATTAAAATTGATATTGGAGGAAGAGAGCGAGTTATGAAACTTACTCTTAATGACTTTGCTATGTTAGAGCAATTAAACCCAGGTCAAACTCTTTTAGATATTTTAGCTCGTTTAGATAAAATGGATGTAACACTGTTAAGAACTTTATTGTACTTAGCATTAAGGCATGATGACAGAGACCTTACTGAAGAGCAAGTAGGGGAATTCGACTTTAACCTAACAGAACTCACCACTAAACTAGGGGAGTGTATAGCTGTAAGCTTAGGGGGAAGTTCTTCTGAAAAAAAGACAGAGGGGAAGTCGAAGGGCAAAAAGTCCAAATAGACTTTGAAGAACTGCAAGCAATCGCATTTGGAGTTTTAGGTATGTCACCAGATCAGTTTTGGTCTATGACATACCGAGAACTCTGTTTAGCGCTTAAGGGACACAGTTATACAGTGGAAAGAGGTATTAATGAAGCATGGTATAATGCTCATTTAACCACAATAGGCCATCATAACCCTAAGAAATTCCCCAAATTAAGTGAGGTTACAAATAAACAACCTACCATATCTAAAGAAGATAGGAAGGAAATGAAGTCTATGCTAGAAGAATTAACCAAGCGTAGGCGTAAAAAATTAAAAGAGAAGAATATATGAAGTTTTCAGAACTAGCTGGTGAAGCAATAATCGAAGTCAGAGCTGATACGTCGCAGCTCAAGAAGAACTTAGATACAGCAAAGAAAAACACACAGAAAGCCTCGAAAGATATGTCAGACAGTATGAGTGTGTTCGCCTCCAGGGCAAAGGTTGCTATGGCCGCTGTCGGTGTTGCCTTTTCGGCTGCCTTAATGTCATCTGTGAGATTTGCTGATCAAATGGATAAAATGGCGGTTAAGTCAGGCTTGGCTTTTGATACTGTACAAAAGTTAAACTTTGCGTCTAAGCAGTTAGGTTTTTCTTTTCAGCTTGTTGAAACTTTAGGGTTCAGACTCACTCGACGTATGGGAGAAGCAGCCGAGGGAAGTGAAGCAGTTGCAAACGCTTTTGCTCGATTAAATGTACCTATTAAGAACGCTGATGGGACTTTTAGAGATGTTAACGAAGTTCTTCCAGATACTGTTAATGCCTTGGCAAGTATGGAAGATAAAGCCAAACGAAACGCTATAGCTGTAAAGATTTTCGATACAGAATTTAGATCATTATTACCTTTAATTGAAGCAGGACCAGGTGCGTTAAATAGAGTTAGTGAAGAAGCTGAAAGACTAGGCCTTATTGTCTCTAAAGACGTAAACGACTCTTTCGTGTTGTTTGGTGATTTACTAAGCAATGCTACTCAACAGCTTCAAACCGGATTCATGAATGCATTGGGCCCAGCTATAGCAGGATTTAACCAGTTCATGGTAGCTATTTCGGGTACGGAGTTACAGCAAGTAAACGCTGAGCTTAACTCTTTAACCACAGAACTAGAAAGATTAAAGAAAGTTAGAGATGAGTTTGCCCAAAATGTAAAAGACGAACGATTTTTCGGTCTATTTGTAGATTCTGACACAGCAACTGTAGAGAAATACAACACTATGATCGATGAAGTCACAAAGAAGATTGAAGATTTTAAAAAGAAACGAGATGAAATAAGTAAACCTGCACCTACAGAGGCCGCTTCTGCTGCTTCATCTTCAGGTCCTGTTGCAGCTAGATCTCTTTCATTTCAAAAGACAGATCTGGCTGAGCAGCTTAGGATGGGAACTATCTCTCTTGAGGCATACAGACAGAAGTTAGCTGAAATAAACGCGATGGCATCTTTAGGGCCTGAAGCGTTAACACAGGCTTTACAAGACGGAAAACTAGCTGTAAGAGATTTTGAAAGGATATACGAGCAGTCAATGAACAAAGTAGCAGATAAGTCTACAGATACTGCTTCTCAGTTTACGAAGTCCTTTCAAGACGCGTTTAGTCAGTTAGGAGGTATCTTAGGTGGTAATGACCCGATATTAGGTGCTATACTTGGCCCTATTCTAGGAGCTGTAGGTAGTAAAGCAGGAAGCTTTTTTACAGAGCAGTTTGGGTTTAAAGCGATGGGAGGCCCTGTGTCTATGTCCAAACCTTACATGGTAGGAGAGAAAGGTCCTGAACTATTTATACCACAGCAGGCAGGCACGATTGTTCCTAATGGAGCAGGTGGCCAAGGTATGGTTATTAACCAAAACATTAACCTAATGCCTGATGTTGGAGAAAGATTTAAAGAACAACTATCTATGGCGATGCCTGTAATTAGACAAGCTGCTGTGGATGCTAATAATGAATTTAATGCAAGACGAGGCCGAGGAGGAATAAGATAATGGCGATAAGTTATCCTTTATCATTTCCATCTGTATCTATAAGAGACATTACATGGGAAGCGAAAACAAAAGTAGCAGTTACAGAATCACCTTTTACTGGCGAACAGCAAATAGTAGAGCACGACGGCCAATGGTTTGAAGCACAAATATCTTTACCTCCTCTTGAAAGAGCTGAGGCAGAAGACTTTGTCGGGTTTTTACTGGCACTGAATGGGACGAAAGGGACTTTTACTTTTGGTGACCCAGATTACTCAAGTCCAAGAGGAACTGCAACAGGTACTCCTTTAGTAAATGGGGGAAGCCAGACAGGAAGTACCTTAATTACTGACGGATGGGATGCTAGTCAAGCTTCTTTATTATTAAGAGGAGATTGGATAGGAATAGGGTCTTATATGTATAAGATTACATCAGACGCTTCTTCTGACGGCAGTGGCAACGCTACCCTAGAAATATTCCCTAATTTAAGATCGGCACCTGCGAATAACGCAAGTATCACTACTAGCAGCCCAACTGGTCTTTATAGATTATCGACTAATAACATGAACTGGAGTGTTAATGATCTTATGCACTACGGAATCACAATTACCATCAGAGAAGCTATTTAAAGAGCTTGTACTACAATTATAGAGGTTAAGGCAGGGTATCATACCCTAAATACTAAAAGTCCAATACAGGAGCTTAAAACATGTCTAGAGACATAACATCTGGTTTAAATACTGAATTTACATCATCTTCATTTAAGATTGCATTCTTCTTTAAGAGCGTGTGGTCATCAGGCACAACCTATATCTGGACAGGTTATGATGACATTACATGGGACAGCCAAACTTGGACGGGCGTAGGGCATTTAATGGGAATACCTTCAGTATCCGAAACAAAGGAAGTTCAGGCTAATGGAGCAGCCTTTTCTCTGTCAGGAGTTCCATCTTCATTAGTTAGTTTAATACTGTCAGATGCTAGGCAAGGAAATGAAGTATCTTTATGGGTTGCAGCTATTGACACTGACGGCAGTATTATTGCTGATCCTTACAAACTATTCTCTGGATTAATGGATGTTCCTGGAATACAAGAAGGTGGTGATACATCTATTATTACTCTTCAAGCTGAAAATAGATTGATTGAATTAGATAGATCAAGAGAAATAAGGTATACGGATAGATTTCAACAAGATAGGTACTCAGGAGACTTAGGTCTTCAATACGTAGCTACACTACAGAATAAAGCAATTAACTGGGGACAAACAGAATAATGGACTGGAAAACTAGATTTACACAACATTTATCCTCTGTTCTTAATAAAAGCTTTAAATGGGGCAAGCAAGACTGTTGTATGTTTGC